TCCTAATAATCATCTGGAGTTTGGAACTGCTTGGCACATGGCTATGGAAGTATTCTATGAGAAGGGTGTCTCACTTGAGAGCGCCGCTGAAGGTTATAAGAAATTCGAGGAGTACTATCGAGAACAATTTGACGAGACTTGGGACGAAGGAAATGCTCCGAAGAACCCAGGTAACGCTCTTAGAGCTCTCGCTCAGTATGTCCAGACATATCAAGATACTGACGACTTTGAAGTCTTACATATTGAGGTTGCGGGGAGTGTAGCAATAGCTCCGAATAAGCCTATATATTTCAAAACCGATACTATATGTCGAGATGACTCTGGCGTCTTTTCCCTTGAGCATAAGACTGGAAGTTACTTCAACACGAAGTGGGCTGCACAGTGGAGACAGAAAATGCAAGTCTCTGTTTACAGCCATGTTCTTTTCTGTTTGTTTGAGCCTGAGGAAGTTTACGGAGTTAAGATCAATGGAGTATTCTTCGCTAACCCTCCTAAGTACAAAGCAAATGGAGAGCCTTACGCGAACTCACGGGACAATGAGTTCCATAGAGTTCCTGTAAGAAAGAATCTTGCAGCGATGCAATCTTGGTTGACTGAAGTCACTCGGTGGTATGATATGATACAAGATGATTTCAACCGACTCTTGAGTGCCAAAGAAGAAGACGAGGTTCTCGATGCTTTCCCTCGTAACACTGAGTCCTGCACACAGTACGGACCCTGTCCTTTTCTTGACTACTGCAGTGTGTGGCATAATCCTATTCAATATGCTGATAGTCCTCCAATAGGCTATCGGGTAGAGCACTGGGATCCTCGCAAGATACCTGGTGTAAGGGAGACAGTAGAGTTATGAATAATGAGTATGTCAAGACTGAAGCATTGATAAAGCTGGTTGATGCAGTAACTAAAGCTGGCGAAGATATAACAAATAGTCTAGATGGTATAGATGAAAGACTTAGAAGAATTGATATAGCTATTGATACTCATACAGAAGAGACTCGGATGCTGGATGTAAAGAGGAGGAACAATGAATGACTGAGAGTCCTAAGTTCCTCAAGGTTAAAGAGCGAGCACTGAAGGCTCGTCAGATGTATGCGGATAGTTCTAGTCGGTTTTCAAACTTCCTGATCTATGGAGATTTTGGAACTGGCAAGACACAGATACTAGCTACCTGTCCCAAGCCAATCTTTATTGACTCATTTGATCCGGGTGGAACTAAGACAGCAGCCCTTCAACCATTGATTGAGAAGGGCGACATCATAGTCGACAATCGCTGGGAAGGAGATTCGTGGAAAGATCCTTATGCTTTCGGAGAGTGGGAAAAGGAAATGCAAGACCGTAAGCGTGAAGGATTCTTTGAGGGCATAGGAACTTATGCTCTTGACTCCCTGACAAAGTGGAGTGACAGTATGATGTATGAGATTATTCGCCGAGGATCTGGAGGTAAGACCCGTAAAGGTACTCAGCCACAGCTCCAAGATTATCTCATACAACAACTGACAGCCGTGGATTGGTTGGGAGTTCTGATGGGCTATCCCTGTCATGTGGTAGCTACTGGCCACATAGGTCTTATGAAGGATGAAGTATCTGGTAAGATGGAAACTGGTCTTTTAATGTATGGAAAGCTCAGTGAGAAAGTTCCACTTGTGTTTGATGAGAAGTATGTGACAAGAGTCAAGTCGAGTTCTTCGGGCGTGGCTTACGAACTGCTGACCCGCAATGACGGTTATTATAAAGCCGAGACAAGAATGGGCGGCGGTAAGTTTGAAAGCTCGGAGACTCCTAACATTAAAGCCCTGCTTAGAAAGGCAGGCAGGTCTGATGAAGATAGGCCTTCTTTAGTTTAATCTTATTCGGCATAGCCGTAGGGACTAGTCATCCTATCATGTATATTTCTAATGCTAACGCTAATATTAACTAATAACACGGAGAAAACTCCTATGAGTCTTTTAGACCTGAACCTTAGTGAGCGTGAAGAACTGAAAATCCTGCCCGACAATCAAGAGGCTATGCTTCGAGTCAGCCGTGCTGATGTCACGCCTAATAAAAGTGACCCCTCTCGGAACAACCTGGCATTGGTCTTTGACTGTCCTGAAGATCCTCTCGTAGATGATATTCGGGTATGGCTTCCAATTCCTAACGCCACCATTAGGGATGAGGATCCCAAGCGCTACACGAAACAGTTGAATCGCATTGCCGGTTTCCTGGATTCTGTGGGTGTGGACGGAGATAACCTGGACACTGAAGACCTGCTCGGCAAAGAATGCTGGGCTTTGATCTCTGAAGATGAGGGTCTAGACGGCAGTCCTCAGAACGGAGTTCGGCGCTTCATTGTTCGTAAGTAAAACGTAACAAGGCATTGATTGAGGGGCGCGCTATGATAGGCGTCTCTCTTTTTACTTAATCCTAAACAGGAGTTTACTATGAGACTAACATTTGAAATTGAAGAGGAGGACCATAAAGTATTGTGTAAGTATATTCCCCACGGAATGAGGAAGTATGCGTATCAAGCTTTAATAAAAGGGTTTGTTAAAGAGTTAGAAATAGATCCAGGTCCTACAATGGAAAACTTATTATCTCAAAGATTAATAGCGTCAGAGTTAATTGGTAATGCAACTCCATAACAATATGTTACGAAGGGGATATATTATATGGCGGATCTTATAAGTGAACAGTTCGGTATAGTTCAAATGAATAGCTCTGAGTTGCTTGCTCACATAATGGATGTTAGGTTAAGACGGAGAGATCGCGCTAGGCCTACTGTCGCTAAAAGAGTCAGCAAGAAAAAGAATCCACTAAGTAAAATGTCTGACGATCAGGTGCGCAAACTAATGGAGATGACTAGTGAGTGAAGTAGAGCTTCTTAACATAGACTTACGTGAGATAGAGTTCGGGGATAGAGCTAGAAAAAATTATAAAGATTTAGATATTCTGATAGATGACTTTAAAAAGAAAGGTATCATATCACCCATAGCTGTAAAGAGAGTTGTAACAGAAGATGACTCAAAACCATTCCTATTACTTGCTGGCGGCAGACGTTTCTCAGCTGCTGTGCTAGGAGAATTTAGTACTATACCTGCAAGAGTATACTCGGATGATCTAGGCGAGCTTGAATACCGAGAGATAGAACTGATGGAGAATGTATCTCGCGCGGATCTTGACTGGAAAGAAGAAGTATGGCTGACTGAGGAAATACACAGACTAAAGGTTGAACAGTTCGGGGAAGCTGCCGGACCTAGTGAAGGACATTCTGCTGCAGACACTGCTGAACTAATTGGTAAGAGTGCTATGAGTGTATCTAGGGACAGGCAACTAGCTGCAGGATTAGAAGAGCATGGTGAGATACTAGACTTGGCCAAGAATAAAAGTGAAGCTCTTAGAACTCTTAAGCGCATAGAGCGGAAACAGCACGAAGAAACTGTAACGAAAAACTTACAGGCTGAAGTGGATAAAGATAAGGGAGAGTCCCATAAGAAATCTATGGTCAACTCATACATAGTCGGAGACTTCTTTAAGTGTATTAAGGATGTTCCAGATAAGGCTGTTCACTTAGTGGAGATAGATCCTCCTTATGCTATAGACCTAAAGAATATAAAGTATGGTAAGAGAGATGATTTAGAAAGTTATAATGAAGTGGATGAAGGCGCATATCCAGAATTTCTAGAGGAACTTTTCACGGAGTGCTACAGAGTAATGTTCCCGTCTAGTTGGCTGATATGCTGGCACGCTATTCAGTATTACCCTCTGGTAAAATCCCTGCTAGAAGAAGCTGGATTCTCAGTAGAAAAGATACCAGCTTTATGGAATAAGAATATACCAGGGCAAACTCATAATCCTGAAACACGCTTAGGATCTTCCTACGAACCTTTTGTCTACGCCCGAAAAGGCAAACCTATTATATATAAAGCTGGAAGGTCTAATGTGTTTAACTTTAAACCTATCCATCCCGAGCATAAAGTTCACCCAACCGAGCGGCCAATAGAAATGATAGAAGACTTGCTTAGAACATTCTCTATCCCTGGCAATAGAATAATGGTTCCTTTTCTAGGCAGTGGAAACACTTTGCTATCAGCATCTAATTGCGGACTCAATGGTTTTGGATTTGATCTAAGTGATGAATACAGAAACTCATTCGTTGCTAAAGTACAAGTTGGGGAACCTAGTAATTATAGTAGCTACTCTTAAGAAAGGATTATTATGAGTCTAGCACCTTACTCTTCTGGAAATCCAGAGACAGCTAAGTACATTATAATTGGCGAAGCTCCTGGAACAGAGGAAGAACAAAGGGGCGGAGCTTTTATTGGAGCAGCCGGTAGACTTCTGGACGACTTACTTAGGAACGCGGGTATAGCAAGAGATGAAATATACTTTGACCATGTGTTCCAGTTCAGACCTAAAGGAAATGACGCGTCTCCTTTTATTAAGTTCGCAAAGACCGTAACTGAGACTGATGAATTTATAAAAGCCCAATCAGCATTAGTAGCTAGGTTAGAAACAACTAATGCTAATGTTATAATAACTATGGGTAATATTCCTACCTATGCCTTAACTTCTTTAACTCCCATAACTAAGCAAAGGGGAAGCGTTGTACCATCTCATATTCTAAAAGATCGCAAAGTGATACCTTGCATTCATCCGGCTGCCGCGTTAAGAGAATACCTAACACGATATAGTATAGTTAATGACTTGCGGAGAGCTAAGGATCAAGCAGAGTTTCCTGAGATACGGCATATTGATAGAGACCTTATATTAAATCCTTCATACGCTGACGCTATAAGTTTCCTGGACACTTGCAATCATGCAGAATCTGTAGCTTATGATATTGAAATACGAGGGCAAGAGTTAAGTCACATAGCATTTGCCATAACTCCTGCTGTCGGTATATGTATTCCTTTTGTAGAGGGGATGAAAGATTACTGGGCACCAGACCAGGAAGCATCTATCATGTTAAAGATAGCTGAGGTTCTGGAGAATGACAAAGTTTTTAAGATAGGCCAGAATCTTTCCTTCGATGCAACCTTTATGTATTACAAGTATGGCATTCATGTTTACCCTCTGCATGATACTATGATAGCATCAGGTATATTATTCCCTGACTTTCCAAAAGGCTTAGACTTCCTTGTGTCTCTTTACTGTGATGGAGAGCCTTACTATAAGGATGATGGGAAGGAATGGTTCAAGAACCCTTTTGCATCTGAGGAAATATTTAGACGTTACAATGCTATGGACGCAGTTGTACTCATGGAGATATTCCCTAAGCAGACTAAAGAACTTGAGCGCATGGGTAACTGGCTTACATACGAAAGGCAAAAATCCCTTCTTCATCCTCTAGTGTATGCAGGAAACAAAGGCATACGTATGGACACTGATGGGATGGTTAAGGCTGGCGAAGGTTGCAATGAACGTATAGAGTCTCTAATGCGGGATTTGGCAAAAGTATCTGGAAGGGAGAACTTAAATCCTAATTCTCCTAAGCAACTGAAAGAATATTTTTATGTAGACAAGGGACTTAAGCCTTACACTAGGAAAGGTTCGATAAGTGTAGATGATAAAGCGTTAAAGCGTCTTGCTATGAACGGGCATGAAGAAGCAAATATTATATTGAAGCTTAGACATGAGCGTAAAATGCTCGGTACTTATTACAATATGAAGCTTGACGAAGATGGTAGAATGCGCTGTAGTTTTAACCCTGTAGGAACTGAGCAAGGTCGTATATCAAGTTCAAAGACTATAAGGGGTACTGGCGCGAACCTACAGAATCAGCCACCGCAAACACAAGCTATGATGCTCGCTGACCCGAATTGCATCCTAGTCAATCAGGATCTGGGACAGGCAGAGAACAGAGTTGTTGCTTATATATCTGGTGAGAACAGAATGATTAATGCTTTCGATAAAGGCATAGACATTCATAAGCAGACTGGCGCTTTGATAGCTGAGATTAATGTTGACGACGTGACTGATGAACAGAGGTCTGATGGGAAGAAAGCTAACCATGGTCTTAACTATGACCTTGGCTACAAGTCTTTTGCTATGATATATCAGATGCCTGAGAAGCAAGCAAAGTTTATTGTAGATAGGTATCACTCTGTTTATCCTGGAGTGCGTCAGTGGCATAATTCTGTAAGAGAAGAACTGAGTAGGCAATCAAGAACTCTTGTAAATTGCTATGGAAGAAAGAGAGTATTCCTTGACAGGTGGGGACATGAGTTATTCAAAGTAGCTTATAGCTATTCCCCTCAGTCTACTGTGGCAGAGAAGATGAACCAAGATGGAGTACTGTATATATATAACAGACAAGATCTGTTTCCAGAGGTTCAGTTTCTTAATACTATTCATGACTCTATACGATACCAGATACCATTATCAGTCGGATATGAGAGAGTAATAGAGATCATTAAAAATGTTAAATCAAATCTTGAAAAACCTATATCTTGGAGGGGTCAAGCTTTTTCCATTCCTGCTGATACTGAGTTAGGTTTTAGTTATAATAAGGATACTATGCTAGAATGGAAAGCCCATTATGTAGATAATAATAGTGAAGTTAAGTTGGCAGAGGAGCTCGGGGACTATGTCAGGGAGCAGACGGCTTGATGATTGGATCGAGGCATTCGTTGAGTATACTGATAATACAGAGCCTCCAGAAAGCTATCGTAGATGGGTAGCTATATCTACAATGGCGAGTGCGTTACAAAGAAAGTGTAAGCTTATATGGGGAAGTGAAACATTCTTTCCTAACATGTATATAGTCCTTGTCGGACCTCCGGCTGCTAGAAAAGGCACTGCCATGAGGACTGGCAAAGACTTATTAGATCAGATTGGAATAGCTGTTTCTGCGGATGAAAGCTCTAGACAAAAATTAGTAAAGAGTTTGCAGGAGATGGGGGTAGCTGACCAAGATGATATGGGCAGGATAAACTTTCATTCTAGTATGACTTTGTACTCAAGTGAACTTACAGTATTTCTTGGGTATGGGGCTAGAGAATTACTAGCCATGCTTTGTAAATGGTATGACTGTGAGCCGCGCTATGTATATGATACTATTCAAAGAGGTAAGGAGGAAGTTCCAAATGTTTGGTGTAACCTTATGGGGGCGACAACGCCAGGGCAGCTACAAGCGTCATTACCGGAAGATGCTGTGGGGTCTGGTTTCACTAGCCGCGTTGTATTTGTTTATGAGCATAATAAAGGGAAACTTGTACGTAAGCCCACACTCAAAGAAGAAATGCTCGAGCCCCTTCTCTACGACCTCGGACGAGCTAGGAACTTAAGCGGTGAGTTTATTATAGAAAAAGATGCTGAGGAGATATACTATGATTGGTATGAGAAGAGTGAGAGTGAATCTATCTTTACTGACTATCGCATGGAGTACTATGTTCAGCGAAGACCTACTCATTTATTTAAACTAAGCATGATTATATCTGCAGCTAGAGGTGATACTAAGATGATAACTAAAGGAGATTTAAATGAAGCTATAAGAGTTATTGAAGGTGCTGAGAAAACAATGTCTCAGGTATTTGCTGGGGTTGGTGCGAATCCTTTAGCCGGAATACAATTTAGAATACTTAACATTGTAAGAGAGTTAGGACCTACAGAAACATCTGTTGTTGCAGAGTCCCTGCAAAGTGATGCTAGCTTTAGTCAATTCGGAGAAGCCATACAAGCACTGGAACAGATGGGACATATAAAAATAGATATAATAAAGAAACTTATTATACCTGTTTAAAGTTTATTGATATAACTACTGGGGATTAAACTCCCCCAGTAGCTTATCAGTTCTAGTAAGACCATAGGCTAGGTCTGGGAGCATGAAAGTTATCACTAGGCTGTATATCATCTAAATGTAAAAATCTCTTATGTGCCTTTTGGGAAACCCCGATACCTGTGAAGCCAAGACTGGTAGCAAGAGACAAGACCATATAAGCGTCTTCTCCTCTGATAGCTATGTCGATAGCTCTGCCAATGGCATGAGATCCAGGTCTGGGGTTTCCCTCAAGGTCTTTCTTTTTAGCCTCTGTACTATGTCTGGGAGACCTGAACCCAGATGATATTATAAGGCTCCTACCATACTCGGATCTTAATAGTTGCAATAGATCCATAGTGTCCTCATTAATACTACACTCTCCAGTCTCCCTACACGCAATCTCATTGAAAGTAAAATTGGGCCATCTATGCTTAGGCCATGTATCAGCTGTTAGATTAATAGACATCAGTTCTTATCTACCTTTCTTTTTCAATAGGACTAAATAATTCTTTTGGGGCTGGGTATTTTGGCTCAACATAACCAAGCTCAGGAAACAGCCTGCCAAACTCTTTGTCTAGCTGAGCTCTTTGCCGTAGTAACATCTCAAACTCTCGCCCATACTTTCTACTCTTGTAAGCCTTACCTCTAAATAATCTCCGCTTGTCTAAGAATCTAAACTTAAATCCTGACAACTCACTTAGTATCTGAGTATCAACATCTACACCATCTATATCAATATTAGACGTGCCTTTGTTAATGGAGTCTATAGCTCTGTTAATTTTGCCAGCGGGCGGAAATGCTCTCTCGAACATCCACCTTTGCCTTTTAGTAAGATTAGGTAAAAAGGCTTGCAGAGCTTCAGGCATGGCAGGATCCTCGTCATCTAATCCCTCATCACCATACGTTGCAGGCATCTCGCCTTTGAACCTTGATACAGCCCCACCCATAAATATATCTTGATTAAAGTATAGTTGTGGAAGAGTAGACAGAACGGGATTCAAACTTGAAAGCATATCCTTTACATTAAATTTATTAAGCTCAAGAATAGGTATGTCAATCTGGACAGCAATCGGCATATTCTTATCCTTGTTCATATACGGTAGTTGCCAAGCACCGACTTCATCCCAATAGTCTGGGACGTCTTCATTTTGAAAGTCAGGGTAAAGGCCTTCCACTGCACCTTTAATCTTAGGTATCTGTGACATTTGACCAGGCTTTTCCAGCAGCGCCATTATGACTCTAGGAGCTGCAAACCTTTGCCAAGCATAGAAAGGAAGGATGTTTCTAAAGTACTTCTTCTCTATATCTGTCAACATCCTATAATCAAAGTGCCACATCCTAGGCATCTCAGCTGCAAGTTCTACAGTCTTACCTTTAGCTAGGCTATCAATAAAGAGTGCCCACCTACCTTGATTCTCTATAATTTGAGAAGCTGCCCTATTAGCTTTTATGAAGAAGTTATCTGTCCCCACGGCTTCACTTAATTGATCATTAAGTGGCTTAGATTGATCACCTGCAAAATCCAAAATTTCTGCAACTCTAGGGTCTAAGTCTGGCACTTGAGCTAAATCAACACCGTCATCTATGAGTCTACTATTCCAAAGTATCTCAGACGTTGCTCCCTCTGTATTATATATTGAGCTGGCTACTTGGGGAACTCCATTGGCTTCTCCTAGTTCAGCTATCTGAGAATAACTTAAAGGATTGCCATCTGCATCTTTTATATTTATATCTGGAATAGAATCTAAGTTATCCCACCCATATTTCTTAGCTATTCTATCAGCTCTCTGCTTAGTCTTCTTAGGAAGTCTGCCTGCGCCGTTAGCCACAGTCATCAGCTTTAACGCTTGCAAGTTTCTAAGCATAAACTCGCCCATAGAGAAATTATCTTTTGCGTCTCTACCCATACCAGCCATCCAATTACTATTCAGTATACTAATAGTATTCCTCGCATGGTAGCCAGTACCGAATGTAGCCCAACCTTTCCATATATTAGTAATGTCAGTGAATGCCTTAGATATCATATCTATCTGTTCAGGAGATCCTAGTAATTCCTCACTTCTAGTGACGAAATTATAAACCTCCTTAGGAAGCATGTAAGCTCCTACAACTTCTGTTTTGTACTTTGGGCCTACATCAAGGTCATCACTAACTTTTACCTTTCTCTTTATTTCGTACACTTCCATCCCATGACCAGGATTACCAGTTGGTCCAGTCTCTCCAATAGGAGTCCTTATAGTTTCCTTAATCTCATCCCAAGTATACCCCTGTCGTTTTTGTCCACCATTAAAGAATGTAGTATCAAATTTTAACTTTGTAGCTATCTCAGGATTCTCAAGAACAGCTTCCCCAAACTTGCGAGAGACTATATACCTTACACTTTTCGCACCTCTAGCTAGAAGTATATTCCCTATGTCTAACTCAGTTCCATAGCTTAAGTCTCCGCTGATAGATGCCATCACTCTATCTAATTGACTTTTATAAGTCTTAGGTTGTCCAGGGCCAAAAATATCTTTGGTTCCAGGAAGGTCAATTCCACTTCCTCCCCCACTGGGCCTTCTGGTATTAGCTATATTCTTGAAAGCCTGTATAAGCCTAGGATCTTTAGGTGTAGTTCCATACAAGTAAAAATCCCTGAACATTGCAGGATCTATTAAGCTGTCAAGAGGAGTATCAACTTCTGCCTCAAATAAACGCTTGGTAAATGCTTGTATAATTTTTGCGGTCTCTTTAAGCTTAGGTGCATTTTCTGCAAGTATAACATCCGCTTTAACTAAAGCATCTATTTGCTTTTCCATAAACTTTGGCTGATCCATGAGGGTGCCTAAGACTCTTTTTTCTACAGGAGTCATCCAAGCAACCATAGATTCTACTTCGTCAGCCATCTTTACTATCTCGTTCTCAGCCTCAGCTCCGAAGCGTTTCTTTAAACTGAGTAGTTGATCTCTATGCTCCTCAGGGAGATCTGGCTCTATCTTAAATACAGTCTCTAACGCGTCAGCTATTGGCTTTCCTACTTTAGTATCCTTACTAGCATCATATATTTTCTTTGGAACTTTACCTATACCTAAAGGCGTATAGTTGAGTGGATCTATAAATATAGTACCTATCAGTCCAGTTATCCATGCCCCAGCTTCAGAAGAACTACTTACACCAGCTTCCCAATTATATAGATCTTCTTCAGTTATACCTATCTTTGCAGCTTTAGATATCCTGTCTTTAGTTACGGCCCCGTCCTTTGCAGCTAATAATCCATACTTTTCAACTAGCCCGCTTATGTCAGTTTTCCTAGCTTCATATCCTACTCTATTCATACCCAGGCCAGCATATATCTCCCCCCAAAAAGCCTTATAACTATCCCAGACATTTCCTGTTTTGATAGCCTGGTCAATAGCTGCACCCACAGCCCAGCTAGGAGTTTGCAGGAAGTCAAAGATTGGAGTAACCATGTTGCTCATTCTTCGATCAGCCTTATCTAAAAATCCTACACCACCTTCGTTAGCCTGATACTCTTGGTACTCAGCCCATAAGCCAGGATAAATTGTGTCCATACCTTTAATCTTTTTCTCTCTCCTAGCATTCTCATTTCTAAGAGATTCAAAGTTTTTCATCTGCTGAGCAGTTACTTCTAAGTTGCTACCAAAGTCTCCATCTGGAAGATCCTCCTTACTAGGAAGATTAAATATAGGAGATCCTCCAGTTTCGTCTGTAAGCGTAGACTCCTGTTCTATTTCCTGAGCAACATAAGGTGTGTCATCTAGATCCTGCATAAAAGCTTCTAGTGGAAGCACTTTACTTTCTTCATCAATAGAGCTCATAAAACTATCTAATAGTTTAATTTTCTCATTCATAGCTTATTATCTCGGAAGAAATGGGTGCATAGGTGCAGTAGGATTAGCATTAGAAGTATCAGTGCTATTTGCACTAGCTGGTTGTGTTGCGATCTCAGGGACAGCTGGAGGAGTATTTGATTGAATAGGAGGTAAAGCCTGAGCGGCAGAAGGAACAATCTTTGCCCACTTACCCATACCAGGTTGAGAAGGAACATCTATCCACTCCCAACCAGCTACTCTAGCCCGCTCAAATATCGGTTGAATTTCTGCCCTAGCCGCCGGACTATTACCTGCACTCTTTAAATATGAGTTGAACTTAGAGTTAATGATAGTATAATTTCCCTTATTAAGTCCCTCTATCATTATATCAGTACCGTCTTTAGCAGGTTCAGGCTCTTGTTGCGATACCCCTATCATCGCGTCTAATAT